CGCGTCGTAGAGAAGAGGCAGAAAAGAGGACACATGAAACGCCGACTAACAGAGGTTCGAATTGACCGCATCGCGGCCGTTGACTTTCCTTGTCAGGAAGGTGCGGTCATGACGATCATGAAGCGCGACGAATCGGGTGACAACAAAGGTCGTACCGAACGTATTGAGAAGCTGAAAAAGCGCATCACAGACATCAAGCGTAAAGCTTTGCTGCACGCCGAGATCGATGCTTTGCAAAAGCGTCTTGATCGGCTGACGATGAAATTCGATGAGAACGAACCGCGTGACAAGGATGGTAAGTGGACTTCCGGTGGCGGTGGCGGCGGTGATAAAGGCTCATATATGGGTACTGGCGGTAAGGACAGTGGTTTGGGCGTCAAGACACCTGGATTTCAACATCGTCACTATGAGGTGATCGCCAACGCTCTCACAGAGCATGGTAACCCTGACACCGCACAGCATTTTGCAAACAACTTGCGCGCGACCAACGCCAGCTTTGCAGAAAGCAAGTCCATGTCGTGGGCGACCGGCAACAAAACTGGACGCGCGTCCCGTTCTGACAGCGCCAGCAAAACACCGATGTCTCGGCAGCACTACAATTTTCTCGCTGAGAAAATTCGTACCTCTGGTGATTCAAATAAAGCCAAGCTCGCCGAAACTTTTGCTCGACATCTTGGTGCAGCCCATAGTGGCTTCAAACCGGAACACTTCATTGCACGTGCATCGGGCGATGCCAAAGCGCGTAAACGTGCGATACAGCAAGACCTCGCCGACTTCAAAGCGAGTGTCAGCGACGCTTTCAAGCTCGCTGCGTAAAACCTCCAAACATTCTTAGAAACGGATTTCGAGAGGCGGCAGGCTTCTCGAAGACGGAAACGTGCAACCTGCCAGAATGGAGCCAATCATGGCGAAAGAAGACGATGACATCGCCAATCTGGAAAAACAGGTTGACGAGATGACTACGAAGCTCGACGACGCGATCAAGGCGAAGTCCACGAGCGAAGAGGAAATCGGCAAGCTGAAAAAGCAGCTTGAAGATGTTACTGCGCTCAAAGAGCAGCTTGAGAAAGCCAACGCCGAAAATGAAATTCTCAAGGCGAAGGCGAAGGCATCTGACGATGAAACGGCTGCCGAAGACGCGCTTGCTGACGACGAAGACGAAAAGGACGGCAAGAAAAAGCCTTGGCCGTGGGAGAAGCGTCAGACCAAGGCTGGCTTCTGGCTCTTGCCCGCCGATAAGCGTGCTGAGCACGTTGTTGAATTCGTCAAGGCTCGCGAACTGAAAAAGAAGGGTGACGAAATCGTTGAGATCAACGGCGAGAAAATTTCTAAGCTCGCGGTTGGTGCAGCGGTGTTCAACGTCCTGAAGTCTCAGGCTGCGGACATCAAGAAGCAGGCTGACGATCTCAAGATCGAGAAAGAGCGTCGTGAGACGGCGGAACTGACGAAGGTTGCCGAAGATCAGTTGGGCAGCTTTGTTGGAACCGTGGAAGATAAAGTCGATCTATTGCGTGCGCTTACATCCATTCCTGAGAAGGCGCGCGAGACACTCGACAAGATGCTCAAGGCCGGTGGTGGTGCTCTCAAAGTTGCGTTCGATACGGTCGGGCATAAGAACGAGAAGGCTGCGAAGTCTGCTCAGGACTTTGAAACCAAGGTCGCTGAAATCCGCAAGCGGGATAGCTGCACGCGGCAGGATGCAATGACCAAGGCTCGCAAGGAACACCCGGAAGCTTTCAAGGCTTACCAGGAATCCGGCGCTCAGTAACCCAAACGTCGTCTTCCTTCGTTCCAGGCGGGCGCTCTCGCGAGCGTCCGTCTAAACGACGTTTCTCACAAAACCAAATGGAGTTATCCAAATGCAGAAACTATCGACTGAGTGGGGCTACTCGGCACCGGCTGCGGCCAGTCTTGTTGGGAAGCTCAACTACTTTGCCGTCATTGACACTGACGGAAAAATCGCCGTCGCGGGTGACGGCGTATTGGTTGTTGGAACGATCACGGAAGAGGCGGTTGCGGGTGCTTCCGCGACGTTCTCTACCGGGTTCATTCTGAAAGCCGTTTGCGCTGAAGCTATCGACCACGGCGCGAAGGTTGCGTCTGACACCAATGGTAAAGCCGTGAACGCTGCGTCCGGCGATTATGTCGTCGGCGTTGCAATTAACGAAACGACCATGGCGGATCAATTGATCGAAATCCTGGCTCTGCACGCAGGTCGCGCTGCTTAGCCACTGATCCTGTTCATCGCCCGTCGCATGTCGCGACGATCTCAACAAAATGGAGTCTTAAACGATGCCTACGGCAACGAACATCGAGGGTACGCTTCACGTTGATCGCTACCTGACGAACTTTTCGGTGCAGTACGTGCAGGATCAGGCCAATTTCCTGTCCCAACGGGCTGCATCTGTTATCCCGGTTCTGAAATCTACCGACAAGTACGTGGTGTATGATCGCGGATTCTTCTGGCGTGATGAAGCCAAAGTCCGTGGCCTTGGTCAGCGCCCTGTGCAAGTTGGCTACAAGTTCAACTCGGATACCTATTCGTGTGAAGAGTGGGGTCTTGAGCACGTTGTTGATGATCGTCAGCGTGCGAATGCTGACGAGCCCATTCGCCTCGACGAAAATGCGTCTCGCCTGTTGACGGACAAGCACATGATTCGTGCCGACCGTACATGGGCGCAGAATTATTTTCAGACTGGTCAGTGGACGACTGAGAAAACGGGCGTTGCGTCTTCGCCCGGTGCGGGACAGTTCCTGCAATTCAGTGACGCCAACTCTGATCCGATTGGTGCCATTGATGAGGCGAAGGACGATATGCACGAGCTTACCGGCAAAATGCCGAACACGCTTGTGCTTGGTTCGGGCGTGCGGCGCGTGTTGCGTTCACACCCCGATATTGCTGATCGCATCAAGTACACGCAAGTCGGCATCGCGGATGAAGACATCCTCGCCAGCCTGTTCGAAGTGGACACCGTTGTGGTCGCACGTTCGATCTACAACGCCGCTCAGGAAGGCGCGACGGATGACTTCACGTACATCTGCGACAAGACTGCGATGTGGCTCGGCTATATCGACCCGAATCCGGGCCTCGATTCGCCGACTGCCATTGCATATTGGGCTTGGACGGGACTTCTCCCTGGTCAAACCAATGCCATTGGTGGCGTCATTGAACGAGGCCGTGATGAACGCGCACACAGCGACTACTTCCAAGGTCGCATGGCGTGGGGCCTCACGAAGGTCGCCATCGATCTCGGTGTCTTCTTCAACGACACCATCGCGTAAGTCACACGGGGTAAGAAATGACAATAAAAGTTTCCCGTTTTCATCGCGCTACATTTTCCAGGGAAAGGGAGTTTGTCATCATCCGGTCTATTGTGCTGGACGGACAAATTCTCTCTTCCGGGCGCATCGACAAAACGCAATTCACAACGCGGCGGCTTCGCCAACTTTGGGATCAGCGTTATATCGCAATGGCCCCCGTCCACGACGGTGTGAAAGTGACAAGCGCAAGCGCGCGTAGCGGCACCCTTCCGTCATTTGATCAAATGTCGGCGACGATGCTGCGAACTTGGCTCAAAGAGAAGGGCGTAAACGTACGTGCCACGTTGGCACGCGAGAAGCTGATCTCTCGGGCTAAAGAAGTTCAAGAAGCAAGTCCAGTGAGTGCATAACATGGTGTCACTGCTTGACGGTGCTATACGACGAGAAGTTGGCCGCGCGTTTCGTGGCCAACTGAAAGTGGGGCAGTTGCGTCGGGAAGTAAGCTCGACCGTTGACGCAAACGGGGACTTGGTTCCCGCAACTCCTACACTCTATCGCTTCGAGGGTATCCGCGAATTCTTCAGCGTGTTCTCACGCGCGCAAGCGGGTATCCCTGATACCGATGTCAAAATCCTTTTCATCCTCGATTTGATCACGCCTCGTACGCACCCGCGCACGGTGCCGATCAAGGATGACAAGGTTCACATTGAACGCACATGGTATCAAATCCGCCAAATCCTTGAAATTGATCCGGCCGGTGCGTCGATGAGCGTGCAGGCTTTTTTGATTCCGGCACCCTGATGGCTGTCAAAATGACCACGGCGCAATTTCGTGCGGATGTTCGGCAAGCCGCGTTTCGCGGAATTGTGCGGGCGACCGAAGGCTTGCGCAAAGAAGTGGTTAAGATGTTGGCGCATAGTTCTCACTCAGGTGAGATTTACATACGTCGTGGCATTGAGCATCAACGATCAGCACCGGGTGAGCCACCGGCAGTGGATACCGGCCGATTGCTTAACAGCATCAGAACTGAATTCGATGAAAAAGAAATGGTTGGACGGGTGATCGCTTCAACTGGGTACGCAGGTTACTTGGAATTCGGTACGCAAAAAATGGAACCGCGCCCGTTCATGCGGCCATCATTAGAAAATCAACGTGACATGATCATGGCGGTTGTGAAGAGCGATGTGACGGCTGCCGTCAAGAAAGCAGGCAAGCCATGAGCGCTCCAAACGTAGCTCTGCCGTTTCGTCAAGCGTTGCTTACGAGTGCTGAAATCACTGGTTTGGTGGCGTCATATAAGAACAGCAAGGCGATCTTTACGCGTCGTCCGGTTCCAATTGACGTGCCTTACCCAATGATCATCATCAATCCTGATGCGTCATTGACGGATGAAGATGGCATCAATGACTACCGTCCAAAAATCACACGTGATGTGATCGTGTATGGACAGAACGATACCCCGGAAAAATATCGGGCGGTGGAAGACATCGCTTACCTTATAAGAAAGATGTTTCACGGTAATCGTGATTCATTGGTCGTGCCTCTTTGGCATGTCGTCGATATTCGCACGACCGGACCAATTCCAGCACCAACTGACGACGATAAAACGATAGCGCGGGTCGTGCCAGTCACTGTGCGTCTCGCACAGCAAATCTAAGTCACCACAAAAATCAAAATTGTACTTAGTCCCGCGCGCCCACGGGGCTAATTCCTTTCACACGGGTTGGGCACCCGTACAGATGGAGCCCCAACAATGGCTGGCATCTTCGCGACTGCGGGCAGTATTCTTTACGTCGGTCAAAGTTTTCCTGCCCAAACGACGGACGTGGTTGAAGCCGACTTCACCGGTGAATCGTGGGTACAAGTTTCGTGGATGGAATCGATTGGTGAGTTTGGCGACGAAGCCGCATCAATCAAATTCGACGCTATCGAAGTTGGTCGTACCTTCAAATTGAAGGGCAACCGTGACGCGGGCGACATGCAGGTTGTTTGCGGTATTGACTACGCGGACTCTGGGCAGATCGCGTTGCGTGCTGCGGAAGCTCTGCCAAACAACTTCGCGTTCAAGGTTCTGTTCAACGACAAGCCGGTTGGCGGCACAAGCGGATCGATCCGCTATTTCATCGGCCTTGTGATGAATGCCCGTGAAGTGCTCGACACCGCAAACAGCGTCATGAAGCTTCGTACCACGGTCGCTGTGAATTCAAACATCGTGCGTATTGCTGCGGTCTAATCGTCGTAGCGGTATGCGTTCAAGAAATAGCAAAACACGTTTAGGTAAAGGTGAAGGTGTAATCATGGCTAGAAGTGAAGAGGCACAGGAACGGCGTAGCGAGAAGGAAATTCCCAAGGTGGATTCAACGGCTGTGAGTGCTGGGGAAGTCCCAATCACTCTTGGTGGGAAAGACTACACGCTGGTTCCAAGCTTGCACGCTCTGCAAGTGATCTCGAAGCGCAGTAACGGATTGCGCGGCGCGCTTGAAGCGATCACCAATTACGATTTTGATGTGATCGCGTTGATCGTTGAATTGGGGCTTGGTCAAAAAGTTGTTCGTGAAAACTTCAAGACTGGCAACTTGGCAGAAGTCATCTACGAATCTGGGTTGGCTGATCTCACTGAGGGGAAAGCAATCTCGAAGTGTATGCAGTACATGACCTCGTTGATGACGCGTGGTGGTCACGACAATACAGGGGATGCAAACGGCGCAAACCCTCCCAGGACCAGCTAACGCTCCCAAAATATTGCGACTGGTTGATGAAGGTCGCGGTAGGTTGGCTTGGCTGGTCAGAGAAGAAAGCGTTGAGCGCAAATATCAATACGATTCACCTTGGCTACGAGGGTCGTATAGATTTGCTTAAGACGATCTTCGGTGGCGGTGAGCCCAAGGATAAGGATCAAAAATCGACGCTTGTAGAAGTAACTGCTGATATGGATGTCGCGACGACGGTGCCGAAGGATGCGCGGGGTAACCCAATCACTCTTACGGCATCTTTGTTTGACTCCTTCGAATTTGCACAAGACAAAAGACATCGTGCGCCCCCGCGTACAAAAGGTCCGCAAGATCGCAGCCCTTCACGACGAAAAGGAAAACGCGAGAAATAAATGGCTGACCCCGCTGGTAGATCACCACTCGGCTCTGTAGAGATCGAAATTCGAGCGAAGATTGACTCGCTCGAAAAAGATTTGAAGCAGGCTGAGCAACGGTTGAATCAGTTTTATCAACAGCAGCAAAAGACCGCTGATGCGTCTGGCGTTTTGTCTAAAGCGTTTGGTGCTGGCATTGGTGGGATTCAAAGCCAATTGATTGCAATGTCTGCTGGGGCAGGTGTGCTCGGTACGACTTTGGCTAGTCTTGGGCCAGCCGGTCTTGTTGCCGCTGCTGCTATTGGCACGATGAATAAAGCGTTGAATGAGACAGTTTCAGACGCACGCGCTTTTGGACAGTGGGCGCAAGAACTTCAAAACACTGCCATCTCCACAGGATTTACCGTTGATCAAATTCGTGCGTTGAAAAACGCCACGGAAGAGCTTGGTATTTCAGGTGAGCATGTCAACACGTGGCTGATGCGTTTCAACCAAGCTCTTGGTGATGTGCGTACAGGCGGAACTGGACCGCTCTACGACGCACTTGCTGCGCTTGATTATCGATTGGTGATCTCGGTTCGCAATGCAAGAAGCCAAGCGGAAGCCTTCGATATAGTCGCCGCCGCTGCGGTGAAAGCAGCACGTGCGGGTGAAGACATTTCAAAATTTTATCGGGCGTTCGGACGGGGTGGTGCTCAAGTCGCACCGTTGTTCGAAAAAATGTTTGATGTTGGTGGTGTGGAAAAATACACACAAGCGGTAACTACAATTGCAGCGGGCACGCAGGACGAGCTTAAAGCTCGCGCGGTTATCGCTGGTCATATCAGGAATGCTACGGAAGAGGCAGAGAAGTTTTGGCAGTTGAGTGCTGCACGTTCTAAGGGTCTTTTTGGTGGCAAGGATTTACAAGAGCAGTTGGCTGAAGCTGCTGAGCAGTACAAAAAATTGTCTATGTTGGGAGCAAAAGCGTTTGAGGGCGAAAATTGGCTCACTCTCTGGATCAGGAAACAGGTCGCTGCTGTTTCTACGAGTGATTGGATACCGGAATTTTTGCGCAGTATAGCAGTTGATGCAAACAAAAGTGTTTTTGTATTACACGGCAAGCTCAAAATTGATGAAGCTGAATTGTCTCCCACTGCTGATCTGATCGTTAAAGGTTTGCAGGGGATGGCGAAGGAGCGGGCAGACAAGGAATTTCGTGAGCAAGAGCAAAAACTATTAGACTTTATCGAGCAGACTAAGAAAGCTCGCCCCGAATCAATTGGTGGCAAAGCTCGTGCTGACGCACAGCGTGAGCTAGAAGAGCTACGCAAAAAGCGTGAAGTTGATCAAGCTGCTCAAGCTGCTCAAGCTGCAAAAGCTGTAACCCCGGCGACCGAAGGTATTGTAGGTCTAACAGACGCTGACAAAGAAGCTTTAGAGCCTTTGGATGCAGTCAGCAAAGCATTGCAAGAGCAAGCAGAGCGCGCTCAAAACGCCAAGAACCAAATGGAGCTTTTGTCCACAGCGATGAATACGCTGGGTGGTGCAGCGACAATCAGTGAACAAGCCGCGCTTGCCAATGTTAAATTAGAAAAGTCTTTGGCCGACGCCAAGGGTCAGCTTGGCATTTTCCTGCTTACGATGGAGAAGGGTCACCCGCTCAGTGAGCAGGAAATTAAAGACGGTGACGCTCGCATTAAAGTTTTGCAGAAGGAAGGTGAAGAGCGGATCAAGCTTGTCAATTCAATTACGGCACAACAGCAGGCGATGAACACCTTGAAGTCCATCATGGGGCAGGGTGCTCCACAGGCATTGACCGATCTGCAAAAGCAGTACGAGATCACTCTAGCGATTGAAAAGCTTCGTGGTCTGCGAGGTACTAAAGAAGGCGATAAAATTGAAGCGGCGGGTTTCAGCTTGAACGAGGCGGTGTTGATCCGTTACGGGGAAGCACAAAAGAGGCTCGCATCCGAGACGGGCTTAGGTGTGACGGCAGTTAAGCAGCAAATTCAAGCGACAGAACTTGAAATGGCCACGTTGAACAAAGCCATTGGTCCGGCTACCGAGATGCGGGTTGTCCAAGAGGCTTTGAACAAAGCTTGGATCGATTCAGGTGGTGATCTAGAAATCTATAATCGGAAAATGCAAGAGATTATGAAGACGCTGCCGCAATTTGCAGCGCAACTTGGTCAAGTCAAAACTGAAGCTGAGAAGCTAAAGATCGCAACCGACATCAATCGCGAACGTCAGACGATGTTTCTGTCGCCGGAAGATGCGGTTGCCGCTGAGAAGCTCAAAGCTATTTACCCCAATGTTACGGACGCAATCAATTCGGCCGAAGCTGCGCAGATTCGTTTTAACGAGCGCTTGAAGGAAGCTACGTCTTGGGCGACGGATTTCAACAAGACGTGGATCAAGGATTTGGTCGCGGGCAAGAGCGCGGCCGAAGCTTTCAGGAATGCACTAAGCGGCCTTGGAACAAAATTCCTCGATAAGGGCATCGAGGGTGGCACTAAATGGATGATGAGCAATCTATTCGGTGCCGATAGCGAACTTGGCAAGTTGTTCGGCGCAAAAGATTTAACCAAGCTCGGGGGCACACCTGCGACCGCAATGTGGGTGCAGTGGGCTGGTATGACGCCGGGGGGAATCAGCGCTGGTACAGGTACGACGCCCGGTGGCGCAAATCTTTCACAAGGCACGATGCCATCATTCAGTGGTAACACGGCAGTGTCGAGTTACACACCTACAGGGATTGCCCCGACTGTGAGTGGTACGAATGCTTGGCCTTCACCAACAACGTCAACAGGCGCTGCGGATTACAGTGTGTTCAAGCCTACGATGGCACAACCCGGTGCATTTGGTGAGCAGTTTAGCGCGCGTGATTTTGTGAGTACGTACGGCTCACCTGCAAATCCTGACATGCAGATGCTAAATCAACAGCCACAGGACGTGAACGCGATGATTTCTGGTGTCAAGACGGAAGGTAATTACACATGGCCTTCAGTTAGCAGCACCAATGTTACACCTGTTGGCAACGTAGCTGGAATGAACCCTCAGTTTGCTAGTGAAGTTGGTGGTGTTCAACAGCAAATGCGCGATAGGTTTGGTATGGACTCACGTGTGGTGGAAAGCACACGCGGTATGGACACGCAAATCAAATATTATGCGCAAGGCAGAACAGAACCGGGTGACATCATCACCAAAGCGCCGCCCGGTACATCGCTTCATAGCGAGACGCCTTATGGATCATTCGCCGCTGATCTTGCGCCTGCAAAGGGTGTTGATCCAAAAGAGTTCTCGAAGAATTTGCAGACGGTGGTCAGTGAAAATCCAAACTTGAAAACCGGCGCGAAATTCCCCGGCTTGTACGATCCAAATCATATTCAGCCGAGCGACATGACGGCGGCGAACCTGCGGTCGGGCAATTTTCCAGAGCGGTACACACAACCATTTAACGCCCCAACAGGGGTGACGCCCACGTCTGATTGGAGCAAAGAATTTGATATGTCGAAGACCAGCCTCAAAGGTTGGGATTCGCAGATCAATGATTCGACTGGTCAAGTCACGAATCTTAATACTGGTTTTGGCAAGCTCGATACGAGCATGACTGATTTCTCGAAGTCATTTCCAAATCTGAGCGCAGCGGGGGTGCAACCGCAAACGACGGTCGGTGGAATTACACAGCCTGCTTATCAGATGCCAAAGACACCAAGTGTCAGCGGCGAAAATCTCACACCTTCAACATCGCCACAGAGCTTTGAGCAATCGCTTGCTGCACAGGGACCGGCCGCGCCAACCGGCCCGACGAATATGTTTGGCACATCAATGCCGACTGTATCCGGGCAAGGCTTTGATGAAAGCGGCTTCACTGGTATTGGCACTGGCGGCGATTCTATGATGCGCCTTCCGGGCGCGGACAGTCTCAACAGCGCGCTCGAAAAGGCGGGCGGCAACGTCACTAGCTTCGGCGACAAGCTCCCAAGCGTCACAACAAATTTGACTGGTTTTGGCGACGGTGTGAATCAAACCGCGACCACGATGCCAACTATGACTACGAATATGGAAGCGGCGGG